TTCCACCTGCTGTGTCTTTAGATTGAACGTAAACCGCAATCGCACCTCTAGNTGCTGCTGGTAATGCTACAGCACATGCTGCTGCACCTGTGTAGTTTACAACTGCAATAACTCCATCAGCGATAGAAATATTTGCTGCTGTTGCTGTGTCAGCTAAAAGTAAACTAGTTAAGTCAGGCATACCTGAACTCATTCTAGTTGTTACTGCACCTGTTGTTGCATTTTTGGTAGCCATTTGAAAGCCACCTTCAGACCTTACTGGTCCATTAAAAGTAGTTGATGCCATAATTTTCTCCTTTGTATAGCGTTCGTTATGTAGTCTCTATACCGTCTGCCTAGCCAGTCTACATAATAATTTTTTCTAGGTTATTTAATTATACATAAAAAAAGGGGCGATGTAAAATACACCGCCCCTCAATTCTTACGCTAATGATTAGCTAGTTGGTAAGTTTCCGTTACCAAATACACATCTTGGATCAGAGAATCCAAAAGAGTATCTTTCTCTAGCTTTGAATCTAACGTTACCAGTGTCAAAATCACCTTCGATAGCAGTTCTAATTGGTGCTCTTTCGAAGTGTTTGAAACCGTTAGGTACATCAGTAAGGATGAAGAATGAATCAGTATCTGTTAAGAAGTGATTGACTCTGTAACCCTCTGGTAACATACCCATGTTAGCCATTGCGTTAATGTCGTTATCAGCTGTGCCGACTCTTAAAGGCGACTTTAANATTCTCTCAGCAGTAAATTGTAATTCTTTTGGAATTATCATTTTTCTACCTTGAGCAGCAATTCTTAAGCCTCTTTCGTCAACGAAACCAGCAATGTCAATTAAGATCTGCTCTAATGAAGTTTCGTTTAAGTCTGCTGCAGTTGCTAAAACGTTTGAGAAAGTTACACCAGTTGCTAGTGGGTGATTGTTCGCAATTAATGGAACACCGTCACCACCTAGAACAGTTGTAACTTGCGCTTGGTTTAGCACTTGTGCTGATTTAACTTGTTTCGTATGAGACATTGATCTCGCTAACGCTCTTGTATATCTGCCAGCCAATCTGTCGTACAAGTTGTCTTCAATCGCTTCTTCTGTGATCGCGAAAGCAAGAGCAACTGTCTCGTGAGTGTATCTCGCAGTAAAAGTTTCGTTTGCTTGATCGAATGTTACAGCTGCACCTTCTTGTTTAGTTGGTGCATTTGCGAAACCTGATAACATTACTTCTTCTTCAAACGCTCTGTCTGAAGCTTCAGTAGTATAGATTTCTGCATGCTCATTCTCATAACGTGCATATTCCAGGCCAAATAGTGCATTTAAACCTGGCTCTAGCTCTTTAGCTAGTTGTTGTCTTGATATAGCCATAATTTATTTCTCCTATATGCCTGTTGTTTCTCTGTAAAAATGATTATTAATTTTTACAAGTATGTTTGCATCTGCGCTCGATACATCAGAGTTTGCCGCATCTTGCGATATGTCAAGTGCTCTGATCATGTATGAGGCATTTGTGCCCGATTCAGCAACATTAAGTTCTACTTTAGAAATACCTGTATCAGTATTACCAGTAACATTAGTTACAGAGTAATTCTGAAAGATATCTGCTCTAGCGAATGTTGCGTTAGCGTTCATCAAAAATACTGTATCAGGGTCATCAATTACAAATGCAGTAATGTCTGCAGCTGAAATGTTACCTGGATAGTAATTTGCGAACACAGGCTTTTTAGTTGTTGGATCTGTGTAAGTTACACCGTTGAATACTCCCACAACAGCTGTACTAGTTCCAGCGGCATGTCTTTCAATGTTTCCACCAGTTACTGGTTTTACCAGGTCCCCTTGAAAAATTGCAGTCGCATAACCGTCAGCAATAGTATATCTGTTTTGAGCGTTATTCCATGATGCACCATTCAAAGATCTGTACGGTCTTAGACCGAACGCTTCTACTTGGTTAGCCATGTTTGTTTCCTCTCAAAGTTAACAGTTTAAGTTTACGGGGTGTAATACCTATTTATTACCACCACCAAAGCTTACCTTTGATTGCCTACTAATATTGATAGGCATCGCAGGATCCTGTTCCTTCATGAGGTCATTGTCCACCGCGGTTAATTGATCTTGTGTCAATTTTTTATAATATTCTGCACGGCTTCTAGCGATCTCAATCGGTATCCTAGCCAGCACTAGGCCACCAACTCCGATGTAACCCTTATACTTCGATTGCTCACTATAAACGGGGTAATGTTTATCACCTGGTTTAAGTTCGTCACCTCTAACTAATTCGTAACCTTCTCTTTGTCGTTTCGAAATGTTAGCTGTGTCTTCAAATCCAGCAATCTCTGCTCTCAACCATCTATGGACGAATCCTTCTGGTGGAGTAGGGGCATCTAAAGAAGATGGGGGAGCCCAAGGTTTAGGTCTTTCAGTGACCTTTCTTTCCTGTGAGCTGCGCGAAATTCTTTTATCGTCGGACATAATTATACTCCTTCCTTAACATACTTCGCGTATTCAGTAAGCGGCACATTTAATCTCTTGGCCATTTCGACTTGCCGTTTAGTCAGTCTGACCGTTCTGCGTCCTGAGTTTGTTCTACCAGCAGGTGCTACCGTTTGGACGGGTTTCGATCGCTCCTGTTTTTTGCCAAGCTTTTGAGGAAAATATTCTCTCATTTGCCTGTCAATCTCATTATAGTACGCATCACTCTCAGGATCAACCCCTTGCTGTGTTAACGTATTATGTAAACCATATGCAGCTTGTGTCATTCCTTCATCTGTACCAAACCACTCGTTTTTAGCTGCCCAAGCCGATGCTTTTGCACTTGGCTGAGGTAACTGCTGACCGTAATCAGGTTGCTCTTCTTGTGGTTGTTCAGCTTTAGTTTCTTGCTCAAACTTTCTTTGTTCAGCTTGCATTTTCGCTCTTTCTTTTTGAACAGCGAGTTCAGTCAGTTGAGATTGCGATTCCATAATCTTATCAAAGTTTTGCTCTTCGTGTGCTTTTTTAAGATTTTCTTTTACCGCTAACTCTTGAGCTTCAATACGTGCTGAAATTTCTTTAAGCTGCGTATCCTCTAAAGTTGAATATCTTTTTTCAAACTCAGATAATTTTTTCTGAACGCCTTTTGCATGTTCAACTGCACCACGCGCTAATCTCTCAGCTTCTCTTTTTTCAAAAGTAAGTTTGTTAATTCTTGATCTTACTTTTTCAGAGTAACCTTGAAGATCATCACCTTCATCTTGATTATTATCTTGAGTTTCTTGTACTTGCTCTACATCCACATCTTCTTTTTGTACGGGTTCACCGTGTGGTTCTAAAGCAACTTGTTCTTGCTTTTCTTCTTCTTTTGCATCAACATCAACAACGGCAGTACCGTCTTCGTTGACTTTTTCTAGCTCCTGTTTCGACATGTCGTCCTCCTAATTATAATGCATGCTTAACATCCCTTGGGTCAAGTATGGTTGCGATGATTTCATCATCGTTTAGTATGCGAAGTTCCCCATCTTCGATTTTAAATCTAGAGCCTGCGTAACGACCAAACATTACCCAGTCTCCTTCTTTACACCACGGGCCTGTCGGAAACTTTTCTTTATCCGCATAAGCAAGTGGTCCCACCTTAACCACATATGCTGTAGTGGTTGCTACGGCAATCTGGTCATGGCTTTCGTCAGGTAGAATAATTCCACCCTTCGTTTTTTTTGGACCCGTCCATGGCATCACTAAAACTCTCCAACCTGTCGGTTGAGGAAGTCTTTCTTTTAAGCTGCCAGTAATTTTTGACGGATCTAAAAACTTGTCTTCAATTTCTTCTTTTGTAGAATATATATCTAATAGCGCCTCTTTGTGCTTAGGCACTTCTTCGTTATTTGTCGTCGTCATCAAACATCTCCTGTTTTTTTAGCAGGTCCCGAAGGTCCTGTTGCAGATCATTTAGTGATCTGTATCGACCTACAAGATATTGGTATTTCTCGTAGCTGTCAACACCAGATGTGATGTTTTCTTTTAAATCTTCCATTTTTGGTTGGATGATTTTTTTCATGATATATTGAATGACTTCAACCATAAGACTCTAATATCAGCTGGAATTATAATTGCAATTACTTCTTACGCATAATTTCAGTGCCTTTTATACCGTAAATAGCACCGACGACTGAAACAAATAAAATTTGAAACCACATAGGCATGTTAGAAAAGTATTCGAAGAAAAGATCAATCTTAGTTTTAATTTCTGGATCGTCTGAAAAAACTGACCAAATAAGCAACATCACTGGAGCCGAAACAAGCAAAAGTACAAATTCGTCTTTCCACGATTGTTGCTGATCACTACGCACGACTTGTTGAAGATCAACTTCGCCACGCGCCATTTTCTCTGCGTGNANACGNTGAGCGTCTGCCATCAACATTTTAGTTTGTTGTCTTTGTTTGAATATGTGTGAACCTGCTTTAAANGCTAATTGTAATCCTTGTAACCACATTACTTACACCCTATAAATTTTCCGCCTTTAAGTTGAATATCTTTGACACCCTGAATATTTGATTTTGCACCTTTTCTCCTAAAAGGACAGCTCATGCCTCCTCCTTTTTTACCACCAATGTATTCAATGGTTTCTTCTTCTAAAATAGATTCTACAGGTGCATCTGGTAGTTCATCTTCTGCGTACATTCTTTTCTTTAGAAATAGGATTACCTTGCGCATCTTTGTAGATAACACCTACTTCTTTCAAAATCTGTATATGAAACTTTATCTTCTTTAGGCATAGCCTAAATATACTTGGTTTTTAACGGTGCGTCTATACCTTGAGGTGTAGGGCCACGCTTTGGTGGTGGCCCAAACTTCTTCCCGCCACTAAGTCCTTTACGACTTAGATTTTTATTCTTCTTTTTAGAAGACATTATTTTTTTGCTTTTTTCTTTTTCGCGACCATGCTCATGTTCATCATTTTACCTGCTCTAGCTTTGGTCATGCCGCCTTTTTTATAAGCTGCACCCATGCCTTTGATTGCAATGCCGCCACCTTTTTTCTTGTCCATATCGTCAGACTTCTTTTTACCTTTTTTCTTCTTGTCTAAATATGCTTTTAGACCTGCATTCATTTTACCCATTTTATCTCCTTACTTTTTTTCTAGTTTCATTAGGGAGACCGCGAGTCTAGCTTTATCTGCTTCCTCTTTGTTCTCCATTTTCATTTTTTCAAGTTCCATTTTTTCATCAAACCTGAAATCTTCGTTTTGTTCCTTCAACACGGTCTCTTGAACCTTACGTTGAGTGTCCATAGCTTTCAAATCCAGTTCTCTCTCTTTCAATCTTGTGAGAGGATCTTTTCTTTGTGCTAAGTAATTCTCTTCTGTCATCGCTGCTTCTTGTGTTAGCTGTGCAGATATCTTTGCAACAATCGTTTCAAACTGTAATGCAAACTCTTGAGGATTTTGCTGGGCTAGCGCAGACATTTGCGGGTCTTGATCGACTTGAATCTGTGCCATCATTCTAGCTTTTAAACCAATGTGTTGTGCAATGTGTCTTTGAAGTAATGCATAGATCGTTGGATTGATCTGTATCATTCTTGTTCTCATAAAGGCCATATGTGCTGCAATGTGAGCATCATGATCTTGTCCAACAAACGCTTGTAAGGGCTTCATATCCATGGCTCTAATGTTTTCTTGAGCAGGATCTAAAGGTTGAATAGGTTTATCTTCAGGTCTAAGTAATAAATCGATATTTTTTGCTCCAAGAGCTTCATAAACTTGTCTATATGCTTCATACATGTTGTGCATGGCTGGATTTGACATCGCAATCTTTAATTGTTCGTTTGCTAAGGTTACTCTTTGCGACATGGAGAAGATATTTGGGTCTGCAACAGGTAAAACATCCACTCTGTCGTCAAAATCCATCTGTTTGATCACTCTTTGACCGCCATATACGTCATAAGGGTATTCTGGAGGTAGATATTCGCTAAAAACTCTATGTAAAATCTTAAATTCACGTCTCATTGCGTTGTAACAACGCTTTTGAACTGCTGACATTACCCTAGTTCCACGTTCTAACAGTGCAATTGTGGTTCCAACGGGTGCATTTTGGTTTCCATCACCCACGGATAGGTTAGAAATAGCTGCAAAACGGTTTCCAGCTTCTACGCAGAAGCCTAAAAGTTGAAATAATGTAGCCGAAGGCTCTTTAAAAGGTAAAATTTGAAACTGATCTCTGATGTTTCCACCTGGTGCATCGACATCTCTGAACTCTCCAGGTACAAAAGGTTGATCGTCGTCTCTAATTCGCATACCACGAGACTTAAATCCTGCTGGTAGGTTGGATAAAGTACCCGCATCAAGCAATTGACGTAGTGCATTGGTTGCAGCTTTAGTCAAACCACCGATCATATGAACTAATCCAAAGCCGTAAAATCCTAAACCTGGTAAAAATTTGTATTGAACGAAGTATTCTATTCTTCTTGCAAGCTCATCGTCCTCTTTGTAGTTTCTGTAAATCGATAATACCTGTCCAGAAGCTTCATCAACGGTTACAATGTATGGAACCTTAATTCTTTTTTCAGTTTTGTTATCTTCCATTTCATATTCTTCAAGATCTAAGTCCACATGCATCTCAAGAATTTTATAATATTTATCTTTTGAAACTATTTTTTCTGTTCCAGAAATTTCATCAATCTTTTTTTCTAAGTCCGATTGTGTATCTGCACTCGGTTGTAATTCAATGTCTCTATAGAAACCTGCAATCTGTCTTTTCGTGACTTCGTTTTCTGTAAGCGTAAGGACGTGTGTAATTCTTTCAGCAGATAATAAATCGGTTGCCATGTATGGAACCACTAAATCTTCAGCAGGTACAAATTTTGCAACCGCTCTTTCATTCGTTGCATCGTAATAAACTTTTTTAAATGCAGACCCTGCGAGAGGAAGTTGATATAAAAGCTGATCGAGGTCAGTGGAGTATTCTTCCATTCGCTCCATCAACTCGTAGTTCATAAAATCTTTGACCCTTTGTGCCTGGTCTTCTTTTGCACGGTCAGCCGCTCCTACGATTTGTGTTCTTACGGGTCCTCCTGAAGGTAATAATTCTTTATAGGCTTGTGCTTGAAACTGCGTGACCGCTTCTGACAACAAAGGGTGTGTCACCGTTGAAGCTCCTTGAAACGGTCTCGTAGTCGATCTGTAGCTGTCAGTAATAAAATCTAGACCCCTTGTGTAACCATCTTCCCATGATTTTCTAGAATTTTTATCTGACTTGTAAAATGAAACTAATTCTAATCCTAATTTTTGTAAACTTCTCTCGTCTAAATCTTCAGCAAGGTTTGCATAAAAATTTTCTTCTCTTGGCTGTAAATCTTCTTCAGTAACTTGTTGAGCGTTACCCTCTTGATCTATTTGAACAACTGGCTCAGCGTCTGCTTCACCTTCGATCTCAACGTTAGCATCTTGAGACTCAATCTCGATTTCATCATCTTGAGGCGTTCTCTTATTTTCATTATTTTTTTCGATTGCCATTTTTCTTTACAGATCCCCCATACTTCATTCCGCCTCTTGATACAACAGGAAAAAGCTTCTCTTGAGGAATAGATACTCCACCGAGAAACTTTTGATATTCCTGTTGCGGATCTTTACCTGCTGCTTTTGCAGCCATAACGATCGCTTTATTTAAAGCAGACATTACGTAAGTAATATTGTTTTTTTAGGCTTCATGACTTTACCTTGACCTTTAGTCGTTACCATGCCGCCACCTTGAAAATATGTTTTTTCATCCATGCCAAAAAATTTTCTATTTCTATTAATTTGTTTCTGGCGTGATGAAAGTCCTGATTCAGCGAAAGGCTTCATTATTGGAGCATCTTCCATTTTTCTCTCCATACCTTTTTTAGTCAAGTTTGCAACTTTACCCTTAAATTCAGTATCAGTATCCATAGATGTCCCAATACCTCTAGATCTTTCCATTTGACCCATTTTTGTAGCAAGATATGCAGCACCTAATGCAGCTGCAGCCTTACCAAGTTTTTTCTTTTTACTCATGAGTTTTACTCCTGTTTTAACGTTAAAGTTTTATAATAGCGTACAAATGGTCAATTATCAATCGTAGAACTTTTTATCATTCCTAATCACAGGCTCTTCTTTGTAATCATCTGGGGCTATAATAAAACCGCCTTGTCTGTATCTAAACAACGCTTGAGTTGTACTATCGACTAAATCGTCATGTTCTCCGTATGGAAACGCTGCACATTGTTCAATTACTTCCTCTGCAAATCGTTCACCTTTTGGATAATAAATCATACCTGATGCAAACAATGGAGATACAGCATTGACTCTCGTAACCTTGTCTCGTCCTTTTGCTGGAACGAAATCTAATGCTGGAATACCCATTCGTCTAAATTCTTGTAGTAAAGGTTGTCCTGAAGCTTTAGCTTCTATGATAACCGTTTCAGGTTCCCAATATCGATATTGTTCTAGAGCCTTCTCTTTCAAGTCAGGAAATTCATATCGCTCTTGTATGGCGTCTAATAAAATTACAGCTTGACCCATACCATCTACTGGTTCAAAAATTCCCCAAGTGGTGATTGCAGAATAGTCGGCAGTTTCTTTTGTAGAAAAAGCAGTATCATAACTTTGTATGACGTGTAGCAAATTTGGGACTCCTTTTTTTGGATCCCAAGGTTTCCACCATTCCCTTTTGATAATCGCTCCCTCTTCAGAAGAGGGTTCCTGCATGTATTGTGCGTTCCAGTTTCTTGATGCAATCGATGCTTTGGTTTTTTCTAAATCTTCTAGGTTCCAATATTCAGGCCACACAGGTTTTCCTGAAGGCATGATCGCTGGAAATTTTATAACATGCCATTGGTCTGACTTAGGTTCAGATTGATTTGCTATGAGTTTACCTGTTAGGTCGGCCTGTCCCCATCTCGTCATCACCAGAACGATTGAGCCTCCTGGTTGAAGCCTTTGTCTGGGTC